TTAAATTAATTGAGCTGTGATAGATGCAGTAATTAAGCTTTCATTTAGGGTATTTGCTTTAAATTCAACTAATGCATCATCTTTCCATTTTAGTTGGTTTGAGCTTTCATATGCTTGTATTCGATCTATAATAATATTTGCATTCTCAGTTTTATATGTTGTATTTCCTTTGATCCATAACATTAATGATCTTTCATCATAGTAAATCAATCCAATACTATTAATTAAATCTTCATTCTTTGAAGTTTTTAAATAGCAAGAATCAAATCCGTTATTATTTAAACAACCTATCAATTTAAATTTTTGATAAACTCCTGATATTATTATTCTTCCTTTTACTATCAAATTACTAATATTTCCTGAAATAATCTCTTGAATTTTTATATAATCTATTTCTGAAGTCTCTGAAAATTGATGGGAAAAAAATGTTGAGAAATAGTTCTTTGTATATAAATAATCACTGATTATCGGAGTTTCAGGTGTTTGATTATTTTGAATTCCTACATTGCCCTCGGCATCAGCTACTAACATTTTGGTTGGAGTAAATGCTTGTTGCCCTTCTACAGGAGCTGCATCAGCATTGGGAGTATATTTGTAATTTAGAACGTATTTACCATTTAACTTAAACCAACGTTTCTTAAAATCTCCATCAATAAGTTCCTCATGATTATGAATCTCTATCTCATGAGAATTTATAATCAACCTATTATCCATATTTTCTTTACAAACTACATTGGCGCCAATAATCACACAATTATTTCTATAAGTTTGTTTTGTATCGCTTTCAATGTCATTGCCTATAAAGGTATTGTAAGCTCCTTTCGGTTCAATAAATAACCCTGATCTTGTACCTATATAGGTATTTCCAAAGCCTGTTTTTATGTCATATCCAGCGTAAGCACCAATAGAAGTATTGCATCCCGGTTGTATAGGTTTTTCTTCTGTTCCATAATTCAATTCATCAGGATTATAGTTAATAAATGCATTAGCCCCAATAATGGTTTCATCTCTAGCTGATATAGATGTTCTAGCGGCATTATGCCCAATAAAAGTCGAATTTAAAGAAGATATAATATTACACCCCGCATTACCCCCTACTGCTGTATTATGATCACCATTTTGCATTTTAGATAATGTATAATGTCCAACAGCTGTATTAGAACAAGAAGTTTGATTGGCTGCTAAGGCATTATCTCCTATTGCGGTGTTGTATTTTGCCGTGGTAACGCTTTTTAAGGAACCTTTCCCAAATTTTAGGTTTTCATTGGTTGCATCACGGCCTATTACTGCTTCATTGATTATTATATCTTTATCGGTTTCATTTCCTCTTGATGTTATTTCTTGAAGTGTTTCTCCTGTTTTACTAAGTTTTTCTTGTATTTTTTTCAGTAGTTCTTCACTTAGCATAGTTGATACTACTCCTTTTTCTTTAATCTGGAATTGATTGGTATTAATTACTTCCAGTCCCCCATTTCCTGATGCTTTATAAGTTAGAATCCTTTCTGTTAAAATTGAACCATCAGACATTATAAAAGTTATTTCTTTAGTTTCCGGATTGTACTTTACCTCTATTAAGAACTTATATTTAGACAAGATAATTTCTCTAGTTACTCCTTCTTCATATTCAATAATTAAGGTACTTGTTTCTGCATCATAATCAATATCTGTTACTGCTCTTTTTAAGAATTCTTCTGTAATTTCTATTATTTTGTTAATTGAATAGGTTTTGTCTGATGCTGTATATAATGTATCGTCAATTAAACCATAAACATAGGTTTGTAAGGCTTTTACTATTTCATTATCTACCTTGTTTGATAATTCTTGGGTTAATTTATCAACCTTCTCTTTATCTGCTTTATTGACCAATATATTATTTATATCCTCTATGACTTCTATTGGAATTTTTTCTTCTTTGTGCCAATAACTCTCCAACCAAGCCCAAAATTGTTGTTCATCTGGTTTTTTTCCATTGGAAAACCATGGTTTTAATGTTTCTTTTGTTTCCATTTCTTATTTTTATACATTTATCCCATTTCCTATTTCACCCCATTTGAGTATTACAATCGAGTGATAACAGGGAATGGTTGGTAAAGTTGTACGCTCCCTGAATTATTTATATTTACTCTTAGCCGCCTAACATCATGGCCTCGCTTTTTATTACCCTCTTAAAGCATTCACCAATACACCTAATATCAGATAATTAATTACTAATTTTCAAACTCTGTATTTTTTTGTGTTTCTCTTGTTAATTATTTTTTTGTATTTAAACTATAGAAGCTCTATTAAAATTTTTCCTCTAAAGAATTTATTTTTCCTTCAATTTGTAATTTGTTATTTACTTTTTTTAAATTAATTGAGCCGTGATAGATGCTGTTATTAAACTTTCATTTAGGGTATTTGCTTTAAATTCCACTAACGCATTATCATTCCATCTGAGATTGGTAGAACCTTCAAACGCTTGTATTTGATCTATTATAATGCTTGTAGAGGTATTTTTGTGGTTTACATTTCCTTTGATCCAAAGCATAACCTGACCTTTATCATAATAAACCAACCCTATTGAATTAATTAAATCTTCACTCTTTGACGTCTCTAAAAAACAACTGTTAAACCCTGTATAATTTAGACTATTTATTAATTTAAATTCCTGATAAGCTCCTTTTACTATTAACCTGCCTTTTATAATAAGATTACTGACATTGCCAGGTATAGTATCTTGTATTTTAATATAATCCGTTTCTGATGTTTCGGTAAACGCATGGGTAAAAATTGCGGAATAATAATTTTTTATATAAAAAAAATTATTGTTTACTGGAGCTCCAGTTTTCTGGATATTTTGAATTCCTACCTTGCCCTCTGCATCAGCTACTAACATTTTGGTAGGGGTAAATGCTTGTTGCCCTTCTACCGGGGTAGAATCAGCATCGGGAGTATAGGTGTAATTTAGTATATATTTTCCTGAGAGCTTAAACCAACGTTCAGCAAAATCTCCTTCTATAAGATTATCATCGGACATACTCCCCCCATAAGCTTCATCTTCCTGAGAATGTATAATCAACCTGTTTTCCATATATCCGTTACAAACTACATTGGATCCAATAAACACATTGTTATTTCCGTAAGTTTGTTCTGTCCCGCCCGTAATGTTATAGCCTATAAAAGTATTATTGGATCCTTCAGATCCGAAATTTATTCCTGATTTTGCACCTAGGAAGGTATTTCCAAAGCCTGTTTTTATTTTATATCCAGCACTTTCACCAATAATAGTATTCCAACCCGAATCATATACATTTTTCCATTCTTTAGGATCATAGTTATAAGCGGCATTAGCTCCAATAATGGTATCATCTCTAGAAGTTTTAGCTGATTGGGCGGCATTGTTCCCGATAATAGTTGAATGTATAGAAATAATAATATTTTCTCCCGCATGAGCCCCTACTGCAGTAGTACACATACCACCATTATGGTTTTGTTTAGATAATGTATTGTATCCAATAGCTGTATTTCCATCAGAGTTAACATTGTCTGCTAAGGCATTATCTCCTATTGCGGTGTTGTTTTTTGCCGAGGTAGAAGATTTTAAGGCGTTTTTCCCAAATCTTAAACTTCCATTGATTGGATCATGGCCTATTACTGCTTCATTGGTTATTATATCTTTATTTGTACTATTTCCTTTTGTGGTTATTTCTTGAAGTGTTTCGCCTGTTTTACTAAGTTTTTCTTGTAGTTCTTCACTTAGCATTGTTGATACTACTCCTTTTTCTTTAATTTGAAATTGATTGGTATTAACTATTTCTAACCCTCCTTTTTCTGATGCTTCGTAAGTTGTAAATGAATCTGATAGATTTACAGTAAAAATTGAACCGCCCGACATGGTAAATTTTATTTCCTTGGTTTCCGGATTATATTTTACCTCTGATAAAAAATTACCTATAGGTAGGTTAATTTCTTCGGGTTCATCTTCTCTATATTCAATAATTAAGGTACCAGTTTCTTCATCATAGCTTACATCGGTTACTGCTTCTGTTAAGAATTCTTCTGTAATCTCTCGTATTTTGTCTATCGAATAGGTTTTGTCTGATGCTGTATATAATGTATCGTCTATTAATCCATAAACATAGGCTTGTAAGGCCTGTACTATTTCATTATCTACCTTGTTGGATAATTCTTGGGTTAACTTGTCTACCAGCTCTTTATCTGCTTTATTGACCAATATATTATTTATATCCTCTATGACTTCTATTGGAATTTTTTCTTCTTTGTGCCAATAGCTTTCCATCCAAGTCCAAAATTGTTGTTCATCTGGTTTTTTTCCATTGGAAAACCATGGTTTTAATGTTTCTTTTGTTACCATTTTTTTATTTTTATCCGTTAATGCCATTTCCTATTCCGGCCCATTTGATTAATATAATTGAGCGATAACAGGAAATGGGTGGTAAAGTTGTATGCTTTCTGAATTATTTATATTTACTCTTTGCCTCCTAAAATCATGGTTTCCCTCCCCCTCTTAACGAACCCACCAACACACTTAATATCAAATAATTAATTACTATTTTTTAAACTCTGTATGATGTTCGCGTTTCTCTTGTTAATTTGTTTTATGTATTTAAATTATAGAAGCTCTTAAAAATTTTTCCTCTAAAGAATTTATTTTTTCTTCTATTTGTAATTTGTTATTTACTTTTTTTAAATTAATTGAGCCGTGATAGATGCTGTTATTAAACTTTCATTTAGGGTATTTGCTTTAAATTCCACTAACGCATTATCATTCCATCTGAGATTGGTAGAACCTTCAAACGCTTGTATTTGATCTATTATAATGTTGGTATAGGTATTTTGGTGGTTTACATTTCCTTTAATCCAAAGCATAACCTGACCTTTATCATAATAAACCAACCCTATTGAATTAATTAAATCTTCACTCTTTGACGTCTCTAAAAAACAACTGTTAAACCCTGTATTATTTAGACTACCTATTAATTCAAATTTCTGATAAGTTCCTGCTACTAATAACCTACCCTTTATGAAAAGATTACTGACATTGCCGGGTATTGCATCTTGTATTTTAATATAATCCGTTTCTGATGTTTCGGTAAACGCATGGGTAAAAATTGTGGAATAATAATTTTTTGTATGTAAAAATGTACTACTTATAGGAGTTTCAGGGGTCGGAATTTTTTTTATTCCTACGTTGCCTCCTGCATCAGCTACCAACATTTTGGTAGGAGTAAATGCTTGTTGCCCCTCTACAGGGGTAGAATCCGCATCGGGAGTATAGGTGTAATTTAGTATATATTTTCCTGAAAGCTTAAACCAACGTTCAGCAAAATCTCCTTTAATTAATGCCTCAGTTGCATAACTCCCCCCATTATCAGCATCCCCTTGAGAATGTATAATAAGTTTATTTGCTATATATCCGTAGCATGGAGCATTAGCCCCGATTATTACGTTATTAGTTCCATAAGTGTCACTTGTAAAGTTAGCGATGCCATAGCCTACAAAGGTATTATAAGCCCCTCCATAAGTAAAAAAACATCCCGATTTGGCACCAACAAAGGTATTACCAAAGCCTCTGGTCATACCAAATCCTGCGGCTTCACCAACAAATGTATTTGAACCTGAAGGCATTTTACCCACCGGCAAGCCGTTATCTTTAGGCTGTCCGGTGTATGAATAACCGGAAATAGTTCCAATAAAGGTATCTCTATTAGTTTTACTTGCTGCATATCCTGCGGCAGCTCCTATAAATGTACAGTTCATAGATTCTATAGTCGCTATTCCTGTATCAGATCCTAAAGCCGTGTTATAATCACCATCTCCATTCAGTTTATTCAGTGCGTTATGCCCAATGGCTGTATTTTCTGGAGAGGTTTGATTGTCCACAAGGGCATTATCTCCTATTGCGGTGTTGTATTTTGCCGTGGTAACAGATTTTAAGGCATCTTTTCCAAATTTTAAATTTTCATTGGTTATATCGCGCCCTATTACTGCTTCATTGATTATTATATCTTTATTTGTATTATTCCCATTTGTGGTTATTTCTTGAAGTGTTCCGCCTGTTTTACTAAGTTTTTCTTGTAATTCTTCACTTAGCATTGTTGATACTACTCCTTTTTCTTTAATTTGAAATTGATTGGTATTAACTATTTCTAACCCTCCTTTTTCTGATGCTTCGTAAGTTGTAAATGAATCTGATAGATTTACGGTAAAAATTGAACCGCCCGACATGGTAAATTTTATTTCCTTGGTTTCCGGATTATATTTTACCTCTGATAAGAAATTATCTTTTGGCAGGTTTATTTCTTTGGACTCATCTTCTTTATACTCAATAGTTAAGATACCAGTTTGTGCATCATAATCTATATCTGTTACTGCTTCCGTTAAGAATTCTTCTGTAATCTCTCGTATTTTGTCTATCGAATAGGTTTTGTCTGATGCTGTATATAATGTATCGTCTATTAATCCATAAACATAGGCTTGTAAGGCTTGTACTATTTCATTATCTACCTTGTTGGATAATTCTTGGGTTAACTTGTCTACCAGCTCTTTATCTGCTTTATTGACCAATATATTATTTATATCCTCTATGACTTCTATTGGAATTTTTTCTTCTTTGTGCCAATAGCTTTCCATCCAAGCCCAAAATTGTTGCTCATCTGGTTTTTTACCATTGGAAAACCATGGTTTTAATGTTTCTTTTGTTACCATTTTTTTATTATATCCGTTAATGCCATTTCCTATTTCTCCCCATTTGAGTATTACAATCGAGAGATAACAGGGATGGTTGGTAAAGTTGTATGCTTTCTGAATTATTTATATTTACTCTTTGCCTCCTAAAATCATGGTTTCCCTCCCCCTCTTAACGAACCCACCAACACACTTAATATCAAATAATTAATTACTATTTTTTTTACTTTGTATTATGTTCGCGTTTCTCTTGTTAATTTGTTTTATGTATTTAAATTATAGAAGCTCTTAAAAATTTTTCCTCTAAAGAATTTATTTTTTCTTCTATTTGTAATTTGTTATTTACTTTTTTTAAATTAATTGAGCCGTGATAGATGCTGTTATTAAACTTTCATTTAGGGTATTTGCTTTAAATTCCACTAACGCATTATCATTCCAATTGAGATCGGTAGAACCTTCAAACGCTTGTATTTGATCTATTATAATGTTGGTATAGGTATTTTGGTGGTTTACATTTCCTTTGATCCAAAGCATAACCTGACCTTTATCATAATAAACCAGCCCTATTGAATTAATTAAATCTTCACTCTTTGACGTCTCTAAAAAACAACTGTTAAACCCTGTATTATTTAGACTACCTATTAATTCAAATTTCTGATAAGCTCCTGCTACTAATAACCTACCTCTTATGAAAAGATTACTGACATTGCCGGGTATTGCATCTTGTATTTTAATATAATCCGTTTCTGATGTTTCGGTAAACGCATGGGCAAAAATTGTGGAATAATAATTTTTTGTATGTAAAAATGTACTACTTATAGGAGTTTCAGGGGTCGGAATTTTTTTTATTCCTACGTTGCCTCCTGCATCAGCTACTAACATTTTGGTAGGAGTAAATGCTTGTTGCCCCTCTACAGGGGTAGAATCCGCATCGGGAGTATAGGTGTAATTTAGTATATATTTTCCTGAAAGCTTAAACCAACGTTCAGCAAAATCTCCTTTAATTAATGCCTCAGTTGCATAACTTCCCCCATTCTTCCCATCCCCTTGAGAATGTATAATAAGTTTGTTTGCTATATATCCATAGCATGGAGCATTAGCCCCGATTATTACGTTATTAGTTCCATAAGTGTGACTTGTAAAGTTAGTGATGCCATAGCCTATAAAGGTATTATAAGCCCCTCCATAAGTAAAATAAACTCCCGATCTGTTACCAACAAAGGTATTACCAAAGCCTCTGGTCATACTATATCCTGCGGAATCACCAACAAATGTATTTGATCCTGAATCCATTTTGCCCACCGGTAAGCCGTTATCTTTAGGCTGTCCGGTGTATTTATAACCGGAAGTTGCACCGATAAAGGTATCCCTATTAGCATTAGGTGCTACATGTCCTGCAGCTGTACCTATAAATGTACAGTTCATAGATTCTATAATTGCTTCTCCTGCATAAGCACCTAAAGCCGTGTTATAATCACCTTTTCCATTCAGTTTATTCAGTGCGTTATATCCAATGGCTGTATTTTCTGGAGAGGTTTGATTGTCCACAAGGGCATTATCTCCTATTGCGGTGTTGTATTTTGCCGTGGTAACAGATTTTAAGGCATCTTTTCCAAATTTTAAATTTTCATTGGTTATATCGCGCCCTATTATTGCTTCATTGGTTATTATATCTTTATCGGTACTATTCCCATTTGTGGTTATTTCTTGAAGTGTACCGCCTGTTTTACTAAGTTTTTCTTGTAATTCTTCACTTAGCATTGTTGATACTACTCCTTTTTCTTTAATTTGAAATTGATTGGTATTAACTATTTCTAACCCTCCTTTTTCTGATGCTTCGTAAGTTGTAAATGAATCTGATAGATTTACGGTAAAAATTGAACCGCCCGACATGGTAAATTTTATTTCCTTGGTTTCCGGATTATATTTTACCTCTGATAAGAAATTATCTTTTGGCAGGTTTATTTCTTTGGACTCATCTTCTTTATATTCAATAATTAAGGTACCAGTTTCTTCATCATAGCTTACATCGGTTACTGCTTCTGTTAAGAATTCTTCTGTAATCTCTCGTATTTTGTCTATCGAATAGGTTTTGTCTGACGCTGTATATAATGTATCGTCTATTAATCCATAAACATAGGCTTGTAAGGCCTGTACTATTTCATTATCTACCTTGTTGGATAATTCTTGGGTTAACTTGTCTACCAGCTCTTTATCTGCTTTATTGACCAATATATTATTTATATCCTCTATGACTTCTATTGGAATTTTTTCTTCTTTGTGCCAATAGCTTTCCATCCAAGCCCAAAATTGTTGCTCATCTGGTTTTTTACCATTGGAAAACCATGGTTTTAATGTTTCTTTTGTTACCATTTTTTTATTATATCCGTTAATGCCATTTCCTAAACCCACCCATTTAATATAGAGAACAACTCGATAAGGATTCATGATACTGTACTTTACCGCTACCTTCACTGGAAGTATTTCCATAATTTGAGGTAGAATTTGGTGTAGAGTCATATCCACCGCCCTTCCATGTTCCTGTATCTTCTCGTACGTGTCCATTATGACTATGAGGAGCCATTTCTTCAATTGTGTTTATGTGGGTGCAACTTCTTCCATAATTTCCTACTTTTGAAAATTCAGAGACGGAACGGTTAATGTGAATAAGCATACGTCCTCGCCATTCGTTTTCTGGAACTTCATTGTATCCTGGAGGTATTAAGGCTGCAATATTGTCAAAAAATATTATCCCATCTCCTTGATTTATTGGTGCATTCTGAGCTTTTAATATTTTAAGTTCTTCACGGGTTTCTTTCATAAACACCAATAGCTCCGTTAAAGGAGGAATACGTTTAAAGTTTTCCCATTTATAATTTTGAGCACCTGTTCCAAAAGTAAAATACCTTTTGGTTATAACCACCTTTTGTGTCCCATTTTCAAATTCTTTAACTACTTTTTCTTCAAACAGCGTAATATTCGCAAGTTTGATTCCTCCCCGAAATTCAAAAATTTCACCATTTATAAAAATAAATCCGTCAGTTATTATATTATTACCAGATTCATAACAACCTGATATTATTGCAAGATCACCTGCCATTGCAGCTAATCCATTAATAGGGAGGGTATAGGTTTCTTGTATATCTTCTAATCGGTTTGTGGTCATGGGAAAACCACCCGCATTATTATATTCTAATTTATTCATGCTAAATCTTCTAGAGGTTCTTTTTAGTATCTTTTACTAGCTAGTTTATAAGTGCTTTTATTTCAAAATTATCATTATTCAGTAATTTTTTTGTTAACTTATCAACCGGAACTTTATCTAATTTATTGAACAACATACTGTTTATACCCTATTACTTCTAAACTAATTTTTTATTCTTTGTGCCAATAGCTTTCCATCCATGCCCAAAATTGTTGTTCATCTAATTTTTTACCATTGGAAATCCATGGTTTTAATGTTTCTTTTGTTACTATCTCCTTATTTTTATCCTATAAATTCTATAAATAATACTGTCCGATAGGGGTCTAAATGATTAACAGGGGTACTATTTCCTCCACTTCCTTCTATTGAATAATTATGTCCAAAAGTTTGCCTTAATACCTGTTGTTTACTGCCTCCTCCAACTCCCCAAATTGCAATATCCTTTAAATAAAAAGACATGGCCGGCAAGTTTGTCTGAAATAAGGTGTGTGTTTTAGATCCTCCTGTTTTCCCTATTTGGTTAAATTCCTCTTGATTGGGATCAAATCCAACTGGCATACGACCTCTCCAGTCCACTACTTCCCGCCATCCTGCCGGAATTTGATTTGCAGGTTTGTTCCATAAAACCATACCACCCCCAGCTTGAAATACAGCATTCTGTTTTTTCAAAAGGGTAACCTCATTTTTTAATTGTTCTAATTCTGAACGACTTACTTTATTTTCAAAAGTTTCTGTAAGAGTTTTAAGAGGCATTATTCTTTTAAAGTCTTCCCATTTATAATTTTGAGCACCTGTTCCAAAAGTAAAATACCTTTTGGTTATAACTACCTTTTGTTTCCCGTTTTCAAATTCTTTATTTATTTTTTCTTCGAACAGCGTAATATTCGCCAGTTTGATTCCTCCCCGAAATTCAAAAATTTCACCATTTATAAAAACAAATCCGTCCGTTATTATATTATTACCAGATTCATTACAACCTGAAATTATTGCTAGATCACCTGCCATTGCAGCTAATCCGTTAATAGGGGGGGTATAGGTTTCTTGTATGTCTTCTAATCGGTTTGTGGTCATAGGAAAACCACCTGCATTATTATATTCTAATTTATTCATGTTATATCTTCTAAAGGTTCTATTTTGTATCTTTTACTAGCTAATCGATAATAATCAATTAAAGCTTTCATTTCAAAATTATCATTATTCAGTAATTCTATTGGAACCAAAACCAAAAAGTCTGCCCCATTATCTTCAAAATCTGCATCTTGTCTAAGATAAATTGTACCTAAATATTTGATTTTTTTCTCCACTTCTGTATAAATATACTGTTGCTTATATCGATGGGAATTTGTAATTATAATTCTGCGCTGAATAGGATCAAAACGATCATTAAGCATTCCCTGCATGTAACATATTTGGGAATTGTGGTTTAATTTATATATATTATCAAAACGAAATTGTAACCAGGAATAATGAAGTATTTCTAGGGGTTTTATTAATGAAAATAAATAATTAATTATCTTTATTTTTCTTAATAAAGGCGGAAGTATTAATATGCTTAATTTTTTTATATTTAGATTATACCACATAAGTAATTGTAATTAAACTATTTCCTAAATATTCTGTTGTAAAATAGCCAGATTCTGGTATTTTAGACATATAGATACTTTGAGTTTGTCCATAATCATTAATTGTTGGGTCTATCCAAGCTGTAGATGCATTGTCTATATTAATATCCTTTACCCCTGTTGTGGCTTGTAGTTTATCTGTTAGTTTGGATAATACTAATTCTCCATTAAAAGGTAATTCTCTTAAAAACTGCTTTATAGAAGTTTCTATTGGCTGTATATCTCCATCGATTGGTGCTATAGCATTTCCTTTGTTGTCTAAAACTAAAGCATCTCTTTTGATGGTAATATTGAGATATAATAAATCTGGAAGGTAATTTATTATAGTAAATGGAACTCCTGCATCTCGTATTTTTTCCATATATGCAGTAAATGATTCAATAACTGTATCGTCCAAAGGACTTAATTTACCTCCGTTTTCTGTAGCAATCTTAATTATTAACCTGCTTTGGTTTTGTGCTTCGGTTACTGCAGAATATTTTACAATTTTACTGTTTTTTATATCATCTTCGGTGTGTCCTTCGTTATTAAATTCATCTGTATCTAAATATAGATCAAATCCATACTGAAAGGCTAGTGCTTTATTTCTATACCATCGTGCTGTATGGGGTTTTAAATCCATTAAAATCTCATTTACTTCTTTTTTATGTGAATCAAAAAGAAGTTCTAGAGTAAAAATAATATATGCTATAATATAAATAAAATTACGCCAAATAGATACTTTTGAATTTGAAGTAAGCCCGTTCAATTCTGAACGACTTTCTTTTTCTTGCAGTATAATGTTTTCTATTTCTTCAATTGTTCGGGCCATTTGCTTAATTTTTATTTTGTGTTACTTCTTCAGAATTAAATATTTTTTGATATTTCTCAGGCAATAAACACAATACTTTTTTAATAATATTTATTCCTCCTGCGTCTTCTATATTTTCTCCAAGACTCCATATTTCTATTCCTGAAAAAATATAAAGAGCAATTATTGTAAGTGTTAATCCTCGATTGTTGAAATTGAATAAAACCATTTGGTCTAAAATAAAATAATCTATAACAAAAGCTATGATCATATAAATACCATATTCTGTAAATATTTTATCACACATTAATCGCAATCCTTTCGATTTTATTTGTCGATAAAAATATTTTTTTAAAGGGTTAAATTTTAATTTTTGCTTTTTTGCTTCTGCATTGATTCGTGTAATGGTATCTAAAATGGTTATTATAGCAAAAGCTAATAATGCCATTTTTAAAGATGTAAGATATGATAAAATCATAGATATAAAACCTGTGGTCATTAAATATAATTTATTTATTTTGGCGGTTGTTGTTAATATACTTATCATTTTTTCAAATAATTAAATTAATTATCTTACCACAAATGTTTGATTTATAATCATTTCACCAATTCCTTGGTCATTTATTAAGTCGTTTATATATTTATCGGATATTGTAGTAGCTGGGTATAAAGCTCTATTTTCAAAGTATTTAGCAATACTTTTATCTACATACTCCGGTTTTTCTGGTATTTTTAACTCCATGCCTGGGAGTAAATCTTGGGTATATTCTATTTCATTAATTCGGGCAATTTCCGGCATAGCTTCTGCTGTTCCGCAATACTGGCAAGCAATATTTATAAGACTTTGCCCTACTAATACTTTAATTTTTCTTGTAGTTTGCATCTACACTTACGTTAGGTATATTAATTGTAATTTTCCTTACATTCATTCCATCCAGGGTAAATTCCTGGTCTATTTCTCGTGCTAATACCGAAGTATCTGCTGATTCTAAATAACGTTTGGCACCAACACAATTTTCTGGGTATTCAGCAAAATCTCCTTTAGCTGACATTAATAATAATAATTGATTTTGAGCATCTGTATCCTCGACAACAAAATCTCCATTTTCAATTTTCATATCATAATTTTCACTTAAAAAAAAATCTTGCATCATGATATCGTATTTTTAAAAATTCCTGCAACCGTACTAGAGTTAGCTCTTAACCCTCCATTATAGGTAATGGTAATTTCTTTTATTTCTTCTACAATCGCTTTTGCTAATTTTTCACTTATTCTTTCCAAAGAATCATTTGCATTTTTTTCTTCAGTTTGTTCAAACTTAAAAGCAGATTTTATTTTTGTCTTTAATCGATCTTTATCTAATGACATTATTTATTCTTTTTTTTAGTTCTATAAATTGAAAATCGTTAATTAACTTAATGGTACACCCTGTATTTGTAGTAAAACTCATATTCCGTATAGCATCTACAAAATCATTTATTAAAGTAATCATGTTTTCGTTTCCTATTTTTATCTGAACAGAATTAATTTTATCACATGCAACAACCATCCACTCGTCTCCATTTTCAATCCGAACTGCTAATACTAAGCTATTAATTTCTGGTACTTGTAAAAAGCCATTATTTCCTCCGGTAATTGGTCGCAAACGAACATCATAAAATTCTTGTCCATCTTCATCTATAAGGATACAAGTACATTCGTTAGTATCTACGTCCTTAACTCGGGCTATGTTTGTAACGAAGGGTGCAAATTTTCCTGCCAGGCTTTCCAACCGCTTTCTTATCTCATATTCATCGAATTTATTTGCCATAAAAATAATTTAATGTTATTTTTTGCCTTCCGCCACTGCTATCATACGAACCTTCTATTGTTTCTACAAAAAATAATCCTTCGCGTTCTGGAAATCGCTTATCTATAATTTCTACTACATCGGATTTATTTATATAGGGTTCTAAAAAACATGTAATAGAGCCCTGGTATCCGGAATAGTTTTCTGAGGTTTGCATTTCATTAGCAATCTGTTTTTGTATTTCTTCATTGATGCCTGATTTTATCTTTACCTCTTTGGTTTCGTTATATTTTTTTTCGTCACTCTTAATTTTCTTTACTTGTCCTTTACTATTCTTTTCTACAAGAGTAATTTTTACATTTTTTTCAGTTTTACGTTTTTTTAATTCTTTATCTTCTACAGTATTCCATCCTATCTGCAATTTTATTGGTTCTTGGTCTTTGTTTCTATATCCAAAACGAGTACCTACATATAGTATTTCATTATCGAAAAATGGTGTAAGGTGAATTTCCTTTTGCAAATATTCTAATACCTGCCAACCGGTGTAATTTTTAAAACGTACGTTTTTTAATACTACTTCTGGTATTTTATCTGAAATTTGTATATCTGTTCCTTTAGTTACATCTAATAATAATTTTTTAAGAGTTACAGATTTATAACTAGCATTAAATACTTTTGGCAACTTATAGCTATATCCTTCACACTCCAGTTCTAAAGCATCTGTTACAGTAATTGTTTTTATAAATCCTGTAAATCTAATTTCATCTCGTTTATTATATCCTAGTTTTAGAATTACATTATCTCCTTCTGTAAAAACTATATTTTGCTTTTTCTTTTCATTTATTTCTTTTGTCTCATCTGTAAGATTACTAACAAGATAAATACTTTTCGGTAAACTGATTGTGCAAGTATTTGAGGCTGATAAAACTGAAGTTTTCCATTTTACAGAAGTAGGTTTTACATTATATTTACCAATTATAATATCTGATGTCATATTAAACATATCAAATCTGTATTAAGGTATCTACAAAATCAGTTTCACATTCTAATGTAAAAGGCCTCATATTATAGCCTTTGCCTTCTACTTCGGGAAATTCTAATGAATTAATAACTATCTTTCGGGAACCAGTCATAAATAATTCAGTTAAAGCGCAATATAATTCTACAGAGTCGGTAGTTTCATACAATTCTTTTAATTTTAATATTTCTTTGTCCGGAAAACTTTGGTTTTCTCCTACCAGCATTCCTTTGATGTTTATGATATAGTCGCCTATGTTAAATTTTTCTTTAATTGTTCCTTTACGTTCTGAAACTTGTGTACGTATAATTGTTTTTTGGGAACTAATTCGTACTGTACATAAATATAAATCTAAACATAGACCATTATTTGTAAAAAGCTGAATTGGCAAAAAAACTTCACGTCCGTTGTAATATTTAATTAGTTCTATTCCTTTATCTGTTGTAGGGATGGCTTGATGTGCTGGTGACATTCCATTCATCACCTTTCCTACATCAAGATCTGATTGGGTTACCCCAAAATATTGTTTATATAAATCAAATGTTTGTTTCATTATGATAAAGCATCATTAGTTGTACCAACAAGTACTCGTGCGAACATTTCCATAAAAATTTTTTCAATATCTGCCGTTCCTTCTTGTATATTTACAGAGTTTAGGTTAATAGAATCTAAAAATTTACCAACATGAATATTAACTACCTGTTGTTTATTACTGATAATATCTTCTTTAGCTTTTATAGACCTATTTGAATTAGAAGTTGTATGATTTACAAGATTTTTTATCGAATTAGTAAATTCTTTATTTTCTTTTTTGTCTTCTTTTTCTTTTTTGTTGACTTCTTCTGGATTTGGTAACTTAGGTTTAGAATTAAAATCTAATGAAAATTTACTATTGACCTTAACACTATCCTCCCCAAAAATCAATTTTTTTACAAAACGATAAGCTTCTTCTAACTTATTAATTACAGGCATAAATATTTTATCAAATAACCATTGCAAGGCACTTAATAAACCTTCAATTCCTTTTGCAATGAATCCGTAGAACTTGTATACTAAAGCAAATATATCTTTTAGAAATTCAGAATTTTTAATAAAATTAGCTAGTTTTATTACAATATTAGAAATTGTTCCAAATAATTTATTTGATAATGGAACAATAGATTCATTGAAAAATTGAGCAACAATATCTATATAATCCTTAAATCCTCCTGTATCATCTTTCAAGCCAGACATCCATTCAGATACTTTTTTAATTCCATCTTCCAAAGGAGAAATACCACTTTCTATAAATGGTAAAATTAAATTGGCAAATTCTAAAGCATTGGTAATTAAAGGCATAAAGGAATCTCCAGCTTTTGTTTTCAGTTCATCCCAGGCATTTTCTAATTGTTGTACTTTTCCTGCAGGAGTTTCAGCAATTTGTTCCATCGCATCAGCAAAACGTCCACCTTCAGAAGTTGCGTCTATAAATGATTGTTTTATATCTTCAAAGGAAATTTTACCTTCATCAACATCTCTTGTTAATTGACTGATACTTTTCCCTGTTCTTTCAGCCATAACCTCAAGTGGATCAAATCCTGCATTTATAAATTCTGATAATCCATCACTAGTTAATTTGCCTGCAGTATATAATTGAGAAAAAGCTTGGGTTAAACTATTGAGTTTTTGTGTATCTCCCATAGATACGTCTCCTAACATTTTCATATTTGGAGCTATATCTTCTGCTTTAATTCCATGTCCTAACATGTTTTGAGCATTTTGAAATACTTCTGGACCCAATACAGAATTCTTTTGAAGTTTTACTAAATCTGCCGTTAATTTTTCTCCACTATTTTTACTTCCTGCCAAGATATTAAAAGAAGATTGGATTTTCTGACGTTCAAAGCTTTTACTGATGGAATCTGATATTAAATTAAACCCTGCAGAGACAATATCTCCAACATCCAATGATACTCCTACTGCTCCTAATATCTTTTTAACTCCCCCAAGCATATTTTTTAATCCTCCACCTGAAGATCCTCCTTTTTTAGATGGTGCGGATTTGTCTGCTCCCTTTATTTTATTAGACTGCCGTGACAAAGATTCTAATTCTTTACGGGCTGCCGCAATTGTTAAAGGAACTTTGGATGTTGCAGCTACATTTTCTACTCGTTTAATTGATATCTGTAGCTCTTTATAGCTCATAGACAAAATTTTATTATGTCCAGTTAAACGGTCGGTATATAATGTAGATTTCTGTGCAAAATCCTGAAATTGATATTTTAAAGCATTTACAGTTACTGTTGTCTGATGTATAGAATTAGCAAATTTTACTATCGTTGAAGTAGCAAAATCTCTTACTTTTATATCATAGTTTACAACGTTCATACTTTTATATTTTTACACCTTTTTTCCACCATTCTAAAGCGACTCCGGTACGGTAATAAAATATTTCATCATCCCATTTTGCGGATTCAGCTCCGAAAGCCATTAAACCAAAAACTCGAATAGATTCTATGCTTTTATCTTTTTCTCCTGATTTTAGAATTTTAAAACAATCGTTTTTTTTACCTCTATAATTCCTTGTATTTGTAGCATTACAGATGAAAAATAATCGTCTTCATCTTTCAGTTCATTATCTCCATCTAACCATAATTCATTTAATAAAATACGAGCAGAATTTACAAAAGCTTTGTCTAATCCCTCAGACTGATCTGTAAGGGCAGCGGTATAACTAGCTACATCTTCTGAGGTAATCGGGCGTAAAGCAGCCATTTTATCTTCAACTAAAATGTAATTTAACGGTTTATTTTTAAAAGCTAACTTCCATTTTTTTATTTGTTCAATTCCAAATCGGCTTTCGATTCGTTGTTTGTTGTCGATTTCAACTGTTTCTGTTTGGCTTTCCTCTGAGTTATTTCTAGTTTTTTTCATGTTTTTTTTATATAATTTTAGTGGTTATGTCAATAGCTAAAAAAGGTAGGGTTACTTCCATCATTTTGGCTCCTTGTTCCATGGCCAATTCTACTTTAGAAAATTTCACTCCTCTTGCAGTAACAATTCTTAAAGGGCCATTTTTTTCTTTTTTAAAAGTACCTGTAATAACAATATTTTCTTGAGGTACATCTTGAATTCTTGCATAACCAAATTTTTGGACTATTCTAATTAACTCGTCAAGTTCAAAACCTAATATTTTAATATTCCCTTCCGATTTGGTATTTCCTGACTGAATATCTAATGGTTTATTACCTGCTCCGTATATTAATTCATTTTCGTCTTCATTATTAAAAGAAAACCCTCTAAGTCCTTTTATTTTTCGTCCCAGGATATTTAAATTAAAATCCATCCAGGCACATTCTGATGTTTGTAATTTCATAATTCTATGTTTATAGTTTTACTGTTAAACCTAAAGTAAATTTTATCCAAGTCATATATCCAAGAGGCTGTATTTTTTCTTCTATATACAATGTAGAAGTATTCACTATATCCTGAACAGGTTTGCCGGCCTCGTTCAGTCCATTTGGAATCAATACATCAAAATTGGATATTTGGGTTCCCATATTATTCTCAATTTCTGATTTTATAGTATCTTCAATATGGGCTATGTCTGCAGCGTTAAGGCTTCCGTCTGATTCTAATTGTATATTTCCTTCTAAAAATGGAATTAAAGTTTCAGCAGTTATTCGTTGGGCTTTATCTATTATTCGTCCGTTAGCTAATATTTTTAAATCGTCTTTAGACGCCATATTATCTACACCGAAATAATATCCTGCTGTTCCTGATGGATTATAAAAAGTAATTAGTCCTGAATCATGTAAAGTTTCCATATCTAACCGTTCGCTTATAGGTTTGGTCCCGATGTAAATCTGGGCAAGGCTTAATGCCCCATTGGTTCCGGCTCCTAACTTAACATGTGCAGGATATTTAACCGCACGAGCTAAAGCTATACCTACAGAAGCTCCTTTATCTGGATTTGAACTTCCTAAGACCACTCCGATATAATTATTATTGGATTCATTTGCTTTAAAATCATTTTGAGCATCCTCTTGAGCAATTCTACCTTCTAACAACATTCGGAAAGGTTTATTTTTTCTCTGAAAAGCTTCAGCAATTGGGCGACTGCCTAAAACAGTATTTTTTACATCTGTATCAAAAAAACTTGTTCCCGGATTATAATCTGATTTTGGTTGACGTGTTATTCCTACCAGATTAACATCTTTTTGATTCAATAATTTGTATAATCCGTTTTCATTGGATGCATTTACAAATTCATTCATAGTTGTATCGGGTGAGTAACCAATGATTTCTAACTGCATATTTCCACCTAATTCTTGGTAAAATTCTGAAATATGTTTATATGCAGATGGTTCGTCAGAAGCAGTAAACCCTTTTTGTACTGCATCTTGTAAATTGTATACTGTTGTAACTACTTCTGATAAACCAGGAGTATTAACAGTTACCGCTAATGCTCCTCGACCATCAGTTACGGTAATACTTCTAAGTAAATTATTAGATTGTATTGTTGCTGAAATATTAGGAAATGGCATAAGATTTATTTTTTTAATTTATTTTCTATTTTTTATTATTTTTATATTTTTTGTTTCTCTCTCAATTTCAAAAGCTTTTTTTATTTTTTCACTTTTTATAATCTGTCTATTTGAGTTATTTTTTTAAATATGATAGTAACTACTGATTTTAAATATTCCAGTGGTTTTTCCATATTTTTTTAATTCTGATGTTGTCATTTATGTTTAATTTTTTTATAAATAATTATAATTACACTTCCCAAAACCAGTATTATTAATATTTCTCCTATAGAGGCTAATAATTTAATATTTTCAGGTACATATTTTTCTTTTTGAATATAGGTTTCAAATCTGACTTTGGTTTGTATTTCTTTTTGTAATTCGTCTTTTAATTTAGCTTTAATTGTCAATGTGTCACATTCACATTTTACAGTTAATTTACCTTCTGGAGATTTAGATAAACTTAGCTTCGCATTCTTATTTTGTTTGAATTTTGGATTTTCTGAAAGATTATTGCAATCTGTAACTAGTGTTACTTTAGCTTTTTCGGTAACCAAAATTGTATCTCTATAGGTAATAAGTTTTTCACAAGTAATAGTGTCATGTATAGTTTTAAAACCGATTACAGGTTTTGGACTCCTGCAACCGGAAAAAACTATTACTATAACTACTACTATGAAAAAATTTATTTTTTTCATTTTATTTCAATCGTAAAACCTTTAGGGGCTAATTCGATTAATTTTTTTAAAGTTATACGTGAATTTAGTATATCTAAATATCCATCTTTGTTGATATCTGAATAAGAGTCTCCTATAAGGATACATCCTTTAATATCAGTATAAAAATTTCCTGCATGAATAAGAATCCATTGCCTAGGTTCAGTAGGAACTATATGATAATGTTTTCCTCTCTGGGGTGTTGTTCTAGGAACAGCTTCATAAATTCCGACAGGAATACAAGAAATGGATTTTCTATTATTTTTCCAGGGAAGCTCTAAGGTTTTACATTGAAATATTTTAATTTCAGAATCATTATAAAGAGCTAAATCACCTAATGTTTGAACCTTATCAAATTTTCTTCTTGTTAATATCGCTTTCATCTTAAAATAGTTATTATGCTGTTCAAACTATTGAAATAAATTGTTTTCTATCTCTACGTCTTCAATCTGCCATTTACAAAAATTGATAGTCGATTTAACCTGTTTTTGTTTTGTGTCTATTAAATTATATACATAATACATTATATAATTATAGGTTAAACAAATTTCTTTTTCTATTTTTTTTAATGACATCTCGTCGAAAATTTTATTCTGCAAAATTCTGAACTATGCCCAGAAATAAAAAAAAATGGTGACATTTTGTCGTATTCTTTTTTATTACTACCCAAGGTTAAATAGTTTTGAAAGACATTATTTTAACTTAATCCTTTATAGTTTTTTAAAGCATTAAACAAAGTGGTTCAAAAGTGATAGAAACGTCATTATTACTTTTTTTTATTAAAGTTTTATTCAAAAAAATCTTGTAATATAAAAAATGAACCTTATTTGATTGTTTTTAATTGGTTGAGAGTAGTTCTCAGGGTAAAGTAAGAATGATAGTATTAACAAAATATTTTTTATTGAATACAGTTGAAAAAGAAATATTATAAAAATTTATTCTTTATTAATAATCATGTTTGGAAATATGAATTGTTTAATATTGAATTATAAAGTTTTACCAATCTCCTTGATTCAAACTGATATTCATTGAAATCTAAACAAAAAAATAACTCAAGAAATCGATAAACTTTTTAAAATTTAATATATGAACTCATTCTTTGCAAGGTTATATCTTGATTTAAAAGAACGTATAAAATCAGAAGTCCCTATGATACAAAATATAGAGCAGGATTTTAGACAGTATAAATTAGAAAATTGGCAACTTAATGTATCGTTTCCAACACTATTAATTGATTTTCCAAATACAAAATATTCTCAAGAATCTGGATTATCTCAGTTGGGCGAAGTAAAAATAAAATTTAAATTGCTTAACTATCTGTTTGATCAAAATAACGAAGATACTTTAGCAGATCAAAAAGTTACTTTAGAGTTGTTTGAAATTGAAGACCAACTTATTAAGGCTTTACAAGGTTGGAAAGGAAATTATTTCCAGCCATTAATTCGTTTAAGTTCTTCAACAAAAAAGCGAAAAGGCTTAAAGTTTCAAATCAGAAAATTAGTGTTTAATACCATCTATGAAGAGGAATTTTAGAGTATAGGTGACTCATATCTACGTATGGGTAATTGTTGTATAACTTCTTTGTAATCATCTAAATTAATAGCTAAATACCTACGGAAAGTTCGTTCACTCATAGGTACTTGTTTACTGATAATATCACGAAATATTCGTCGGCGGCTTTTAGACTGGTTTCCAGGTTCATAATTTTCTTTTATAATATCTTGAACCAGTTTAATTTTACGAAAGGTATTAGAATTTTTAGGCTTGAATGACATATCTGTAATTTTGTCTTACAAATATATGATATATTGGAAATTATTACAAGTATTTATATTTTTAACATTTCAATTCCCAATATTTTTGTTCTCGATTAAAAAAATAAAGAGGCCTAACCCTAAGGGTGATTAAATAATATTATAACTTATTTTCATATAAAAATTATATCTTTTTTGACATAGAATTCACAAGATTTTTTTAATACTTATAGATTGTTATTCTTAATTATTTTTCAATGCTTTTTATTCATTAATGGTCTTTTAGCTTAAGTTCATCCAGAATATTATCATACTTCTATATTGTTTTATTTTTTATATGAACTTTTTAATATACCTTTTAATGCTGTTATAAGTTTACTACATTCTTTAGGTTTCATTTGTTTAAGAGGTTTTCTTACCGGGCTTTTTTTAGAAATAATAAAAGTTCCTAGTTCTTTTATATCGGGAACTGATTTACCTGCCTTTTTTTGGTATATTGTCCAACCTAAATCATAACAAATATTAAGGATTTGAGCATGTTGTTTGTTATATTTATCAAAATAACCAAAATAACTATAATCTCCTTTTAATGAAGCTATTAAATTAATAGCTTCTTCTATTGTCAGTTCTTTTACACTTTTAACCCTTTCATTAGTAAAATGAGAAATAAAATCTGCCCTTAAATTTTTATCTTTTTTAATTTCAAATGGAAATAAATTAAATATTTGTTTAATTTGTAAATATTGTATTAAATTTCTTTTCATAACTATTTATTTATTTTATTTTGATTTATTAACCACCTCTTTTATAAATCTATCTTTTTATTAATTATTGGATTTGTTTTGATTTTTCAGTTATAAAATTCTATTTAAGCTTTTAGTGTTAAGTTCTTATTAATAATATATAGTTTATACTATCTAAACATCTATTTATTTATAAATTTTATAATAAATATATATATTCAATATCTTAATTATGTTTTATTATGTATACTAATACTGCTATTAAAAATATGATTAATATTATACTTAAAGGAATCCCAATTGGTGATAAAACCCAGAACCAAGACCAAGTAATAACATTTGTGAGTTTTAAAACTATAAATGCAATAGTTAATAATCCAGGAAATCCGATTCCTGCTGATGTGTTATTTTTCTTCATGATTAAATAATAAGTTAAAGTTATTAGAGCATCTTTTTATACCTTTTTCTTGATTATATGGTAAATATTTTAGTTTATTTTATTTTTATATCTTTTAAAAATTCTTCTTTTAGTAGTTATTCTGTTAATAACTATTTTGTTTATGAAAATTTATTTAGAGTTTTTCATGTTTAAGTTTTTTTTCTGTTATTAAAAAACTTAAATCAAAATCATGTGGAAAATCTACTGATGTAAGGGATAAAGGAATACTTTGTTTTACACCATTTTTATCTGTATAACAAGAATCAATAAAAAATGCAGAACGTTGCGGGGAATAGGATTTTCTAATTATATCTACTCCATCTGTAAAACTTTCATTATTAAAATCATCGGCTAATGCTTGTAATTCAATAACACGATTAGCTTTTAAGTTTCCTTTAGCATCTTTTTTTAACAAATGGTTTATAGCCTTTACTAATTTTGCAGAATTTTCATCTTTGGATAATGTCTCTATAAATTTATTTATTTTAGAAATTCCTGTATTTACTGTATCATCCCATCCGTCTATAATACGATAACCAATGGTTATAGACCAACCATCCTCTGTTGTAAAGGTATGAGATTGATTATTTTCTCGTGTTTCATAGATGGATAATTTTAATTTTAAAATATCTATCAATGAATCATAAATAAACCTTTTTTCTTTTCTCAATAAATCAGATATCTCTTTTAAACGATTTACAAGATTTGGTATCGTCTCGTTTACTAAGTCTTTATATGCTTTACGATCCGTTTCTTTTTTTGCTTTACGTTGTTTGTGCAAAGCTTCAAACTCAGCATCTGTTAATTGTCCTGCTGGTTTTTCAAATAATTTCTCTGGTATCATTATATTTTAAATTTTTATTTCTTCATCTATTTACTTTATTTAAATCATATTTTACTATATTTAGTAATTTTAAAATTTTCGTATAGAATAATTTTTCACGTTTTATTTATATGCTAAATTTTAAACTAATTAAGACATGATAAATGTTTATAATTTATTTTAATTATTTATTTTTTGTAAACTATTTTTTTATTTCTATCATTCAAAATTCTTTTTTTTATTATTCCATTTTCTTCAATATATCGGATTTCTGGGCATACCCATCTGGATTCTTTTATTTCTACTGATTGAATAATAAGTAGTTTTTGGAATTCATCTTTAAAATCAGAGGGTTTTTTACCGTTTAATTGCCGTGCTATTTCTTTATGTATAAGACAACGATTTTCAAGACTTAAAAATCGTTTCTCTTCACTATCATATGTAAGTAATTCTATTAAATATTCTTTAGAAAATGCCATGTTTATTTTTTTTTATTTCATCTCTTCGAGTTAATTCTTCTAGTATTCTATCTCTCTCAGCCTGAAGATAAACTTTAATAATAATTTCTTTTCCATAAAAATTAGATAGATCAAAACTCAATTGATGCACTCGATTTTCTAGTTCTGTTTCGCTCCAATCCTTTAATGGTTTTTGGTTTAGGGGAAATTGTTCTGTTTCCATAAATTTTTTGCTTTAATGCTTTCATTACTAACCCATTAGGGTAAATGTATGTATAACTGTTTTCACAATGTGTATCATAAAAAGCTTCTATTAATGCCTCTATTTCAAAGGAATACAATTTTTTTTCTTCTTCTTTGATGTCTGTTATTCCAAATGCTTCTTGAGTACGAATATTCCATTGGGTTTTCCACCAAGACCAATATTCAGTTAGGGAAAGCATAATCTTTACAGTTTTTTGTTTTTCTATTTCGGGAAGTAAATTCTTCCAGTAATTTTCTGCGTATAAACAACCACTTTCAAAGAGATTTATTTGATATGTTTCTTCTGTAATCCCGGTTAAACGGCAAAAATTATATTGTGTATTATTTATTTTCATGATTAGATTATTTATTTAAGATTTTTTAGCCTTAAAATATGAGACCTTTAAATGTTTAATATTTATTTTTTCTTTTGACATAGATCTGATTGTTTATTTTAATTTTTATTAAATGTTTATTTTCCCCAGTATTTTTCAACCCCTTCATTCCAAATAACATAATCACCGGTAGATCCTATATATCTTCCTTTAGAAAAAGCTTTATGCCCTTCTACCCATATTTTAAGATCTGCGTCAAACATTATTTGTTCTGCGGTTCTGCCTATAGGATTCATTCCCTTTGCTTGTGAAGTGAAAATAAATAGCTTATTAGGATATCTTTCTACAAAATCTTGATACTTAGGATAATTTAATCGTGCATACTGAATACTGTCAATTACTACTATCTTGCGACTTTCTCTTTTATCTAGACGAGTTATTAATTTATTTATAGGTTCTGCGGGTAATAGTTGTACACGCGTTCCTACCTCGCTCATGTTTACTCGATCAAAAGCTAATTTCATAGTATATGAGGTAGATTCTTCTAATGAATTATAAAGCACTTTGTCAAATTGAGATAGATATTTTACTAATTGAAGTGTAAATGTGGTTTTTCCACTACCTGAATTACCCCATATAAACCATACTCCGATTGTTTCCGGTTTATTAAAAGCTTTCAACCAATTTCCTGTAAAGTCAAAAAGCCTGTATTTCTTATTACTTAATTCGTTTGCAGATAATGCTCTTGCCATTATTTTTATTTATTTAAATTTGGAATTCCTAAAACTATTCTTACAAAATCTTCAGTTAATGGTTGACCAATTCGTTCGGACTCTCTTATCGCTGGAACTAATACATCGTGTAATTCTCCATAATTCTCACAATTTTGTTGAATAAAACGAATTAATCTGACATCTGAAATACCATTTAAAAACTGTTTAAATGTTTTATCAATAGATGGTAATACACGAATTCCGAATTTGATACGACGATATAATTGAGGAATTCCTTCTTTATTTTTTTTTCTAAGTTTATCTAGGTTTTTTATAAGTTGGTCTGTACCTATAAGAATAATAGAACAAATCCCCAATAAATTGTCATATAGTTCTTTCATAGCGCATAATGCTGGTTGTTTCATATATTCTGCTTCATCAAATAAAACAATTGGAGTAAAACCTTCATATTTTAGTTGTTTGAGTTTTTTTACAATTTCTCGTATTTTTTTAGATTTTGTTTTAGCAGTTGGTATTTTTAGTGACTCAATAAGCTTATCAATCAAATCTCCAATAGTATCAGAACAACCTACTGTTATTTTAAATGCATCTATAGGGTTTTGTTTTACAAAAATATCTACAGTAAAACTTTTTCCACTTCCTGTACTTCCGATAATTATATTTGTGTATCCATATTTTTTTGCATCTTGTAACGTGGCTATGATCCGATTAAATTGATCTGTAGGTAATGGTTTCCAATATGATTGTTCTAATTCTAAACCGATATATTCTGCTATTTTTTTATACCACTTATCTGATATTATTACCTCTTTGCCACCTATAGATGAAATTTCATTTCTATTTCTAATAGCAGATATATATCCTGGATTAATTTCAGCCTTTTTGGAAAATTCATTAGCTGATAATTTATGCTTTGATAGGTAATTTTCTAATTCAGCAATAATTTGGTTCTTTACTTTTGTTTTCATAATATGTTTTAAATTGCTCCCACAAATGGGCATTTTTTATTGTAAATACATATTTATATCTACTTTTTCGCGCAAATAAGCTTCTTGTTGGGATTTCCATTTATTTGCATTTTCTTTTTCTTGTTTTTTTTTCTGCCTTAATTCATTTTTTTTCATAGTGTTTAAAGTATTTAAACGTTGTTTATTTCGTTGATTCTTATGGTTTCCTGTACTATCGGTAAGTAATAATTTTGATAGTGTGTTGTTAAGTTCTGGTTCTTTTTTAAATAAATCTTCCACAATTTCAGCATCTTTATATGTCTGCTCTGCTATTTTCCCATTTAAATATTTATTAAATTGTTGTACTTTCATCAGTTCTGCTACATCGTTATCAGTTCGGTCTTTCAATGACATAGGCTGTAAATATTTTTTATTTAACATAAACCGCAACTCTCCTCCATTACTGTATGCTAATACTTTATCAGTATTACTTGAATCATAAGCAATAGTCCAGTCAAGATGTCCATACATACGAAAATCTGGATTAAAACAATCATAATATTGAATAGTCTTATTTAGAGTTACCTTAATACCTTCATGAGTAAGTTTATTAGTATATCCAGTTCTTTCTCCTAAATAATATAAATAGTCCTCGTCTGACATATAATTGTGATTTTCTAATGGAATTTCAGCATATGCAGAAATATATTTTGCTTTCCCTACTTCTCTTTCTGCTTCTATAATTTTCTCTATCTGTAATCGGCAAATTTCTTCATCAGGAAATGTATGGCGTATTTTATTTAGCATTTCACTATTCGGCTGTTTTTCTTTTCTGGAAGTAACTCCAAATCCTGACCAATTGGGCATTAACTGACAATATTTTTTGTTTAACCGTAGAAAATATGGTTCTATTACTTTGGCTTTTGCGTTATGCGCCTTTGCTGGAATATAATTTTCTGTAACGGCATTATATAAAGGAGTTAATTTTTTTATAGCATAGCGATCGGATTGTATTTGTAATACACGATGTCGTCTACCAAATAATTCGGCTGTGTGATTTACAGCATTACGGATTGCTTGTTTTATCAGTTCTGTAGATTCATGATTTCCAATCGCATAGCCTATGGGGTATTTTCCACATGGATCTAATACAATTACGGCTGTTAAACGGTTATGGTAAGTGGTAACTTCTTTTCCTTTAGGAGTAATTTCGGTTTTTTGATATAGTAATTCTACATCCCAACCATCAATTGTCCAATAATATAAAGGATAAACTGGAGCTTTACGTTTTACTGTCATTGCTTTAACATTGTCAAAAGTCTGTTGCCCTCTGCGCCCGGCAAAAGTGTTTAAATCCCATTTTTCCCTATAATTTCTTACTGTTGAGGCCGAAATATTTTTCCAATCACATTTATCTGCAAATATGTTATAAATAGTAGCAATTTGTTCATTATCTAAGTTATTGTGCTTGCGTAATAATTGCCTTAAAGAGGCTTCTTGTTCAGTATCTTTAACCTTTTTAGAATGTTGGTTGCAAAAATTTGCATGAATAAGGCTTTGATAACCTTCTTTTATATAACGAATGTATTTTCTTTTTAAAGAAACCGGATTTATAGGTAAAGAATGAGGATATGTTGTTTTATTGAGATTTTGCAAGTAGTTGCTTATCTCTTTCCACAATTCTTGTACATTCTGTTTTGGTCGATTTAATTTTTTACGTGACGTTTGTCGAATATTTATTAAAGAATGTATAGCATTAAATATCTGAGCTTGTATATTATATTCTTTTTGTACAGATTTTTCTAAAAAACGATTATCCGGCAATTGCCATGAAGCAAAGAATTCCACAGCTTCTAAATCTGTTTTTATTTGTTTTTCTAGTAAAGATTTATTTTCAGATGGTGGTCTACCAAATTTTTTTATTACTAGGTCCTTAATCGAATTTGGAAGTTTTTCAAAATCTAACAGAGCATAATTATCAAGCCCCCTAGCTGTACGTATTTTATTAAGTTTGCCTCGATTACACCAATTTTTATAGTCATAATATGTAATTATCCCTAAATCCTCATAAAGAACTTTTGCTGGTATAGATAATGTATTATTATAAAACTCGTACATTTTATTTATTTAAAGTATTTTCTATTTCTTTAACTAATTCTTTATATTCCTTTCTAATTGTATCAGAAGTAAGACTATTACGATCTCCTTTTAAGCACTGACGTATATAATAAGTAGTAAATCCATATTTCTCTGATAATTTATTTATTACTAAGGAGTTCCACTTATTTTTTTTTTGATTATTTTTACCCATTGCTTTGTTTGTTTCTAATTATAAAGCAAATATATACAGAATTCTGTATATATAAAAATAATATTACAAATTTATGTAAATAAATATATTTTGAAAGATATAACTGTAAGATTTTTAATTGTTTATGAATATCTCTTTTCTATTAAAAAAGTTAATTCATATAATGATTTTGCTAAAAAAATAGGGATTAGCAGTTCTTTAATAAACGAAATTTCTAAAAAAAGAACTAATGCTGGATTAATACCTATACAGAATACTGTAAATAAATTTACTGAAATAAATTCTGAATGGCTTTTAACTGGAAAAGGAGAAATGCTGAGAAATGAAAACAAAAACCTTAATGAATCTATATCTATACCAGATAGAAACAAATTATTAATTCCTTTAGTTGGTAAATACTCTTATACAGAATATATAACTGGGTTCAATAATCCTGAATATATAAAAACTTTACCAACCATACCTATAATTGCTGATAGAGAACTAAATGGGAAATACTTAGGTTTTGAAATGTATGGAAATAGTATGGAAAATAGTACTGATAGAAGTATAATAGAGGGTGATATATTAATTTCTGCAGAAATTAATGATATTTTCTGGAAATATGAATTACCTTTTGACAAATGGTATTTTGTGATTGTACATAAAAATGAAGGAATATTAATAAAGAAAATTATTAAACATGATGTTAATAAAGGTATCATTACTTTACACTCTCTAAATCCTTTATATAAAGATATAGAATTATCAATGAAAAATGTTGTTCAGCTATTTAGTGTATTACAAATTGTTAGAAAAATGAAAATATAG